TTACCAAGGGACAGCTACTTACGCGTACGTACGCCCTGCGCACGGCCCTATGCATAAACGCCCCCAGCCCCTTCTCAGCTTCCTCCTCCATGCGCCGCCCCCAGCGAATGAGGCCTCCCGGGGGGGTACCCAGGGGCAAGTGGGTTCAGAGAGAAGCGCTGGGGGGAATGTCCTGCCACACTGGGGTGTTAGAGCTACAAATACGCCGGCCGCCAACGCAGATTGGCCAGCTACATGCACGGGCGCGCCTGGCGCAGTTAGGTCCCTAATCGCTGAACTAGACGCACCCGATGAGGCGTGTGTCCTAAAGGATACAGTCCCATCAGACCATGGAGACCACCTAACCCAAGGAGGACGCAAGAGCTATGGACCAAATCGGGTCCATGTCGAAAAGAATTAGTTGACCTCCGCAGTCAGATGTGAGATACTGTCTGGGTATCGATAGGCATATCAATACAGGGGACGACGGTACGGGTGACAGTGCGTGGGTCAAATAGACCCGCAGATTAAGTTGGGGGAAGGCCAGAGGGCCGACCCCCTATTCCCGTGACTGATATACCTCCCAATCGACAGATGTGTCAATCCGAGGGATTATACCTGAATAGGAGCACTACTCGATATGCTGAAATACCCGTCTAAGGGGCATTAGGGTTTATTGAACGCCCTCCCTTTAGATAAGGAGTCTGGGGACCTATCAGATTGCCCTTGACTCAATGGGTTATCTATGAGACATTCAAGAGGTCTCCTGCGCTGATTAGGACCTAAGAATTGGCCCACCAAGCAGATAGGCCCTAAACTCTGAGAGAGAGGACTGTGAAGTCACTACACCTGAGGCTCCCTGACAACGAGATACTGGAGGCATGGATAGTGGACTAACTGCTTGGTAGACTAAGAAGTAAGTATAGCTTTGTGCCTGCGCACTAGATGTTGTTGACAAAAGTAGGGCATGGTGGTACCTTGGAGGTAAGGTGGGACCAATAGATGACGCCCTCAAAGTTCTGCAAACACTGTAACGAAGAACACCCGGAGACTTCGGAGTTTTGGCAAGGCAGTGGTGGTCTCCACGTAATAGAGAACCTGCAGTATCTGACTGCCAAAGAGAATATGCAGAAGGGGAACCGCTTTGAGTGATGCCTGGGAAACTGAGATGCCAGCTGACGAAAGTACCCCCCAGGAGAAGGGTTCCATCCGCCGTCGCTACCTGGCTGACCGGATATTGCTGATTCTCCTGTACAAGCCGACAGACGACTCCATCGGCTTCACGCGTCGCCCAGATGGGGCATGCCTGGTTCGGATGGGCCCGCTTGCACGCGTGCTTAAATTAAATTCAACAAGGCTCTACGACCAATTTCTCTTCCTAGAACATACTGGTTATATTGACAAATTGAACCCGAAATATAAATACGGACACGTGCTCGTTCGTCCCGCTCTGCCCCAGAACTTGGTGCGCGTAGCGGTCCCACCAAAATGAGCGATACCCCAACAATCTCCCTTAGACGGTCAGTTCTTCCTCGGCTATCGGATGCTCCCTCTGAGGATGCGCCGGCCGACACTGACTTTGGCAAGTCACCCGCCACTGAGCAATCCCTGACCTCGCAAGGGGTCGGGGATGGCTTGGTCGCTGTGACCGCGATGCAGGGGGGGATAGCCTTCCAGCCCACAGAGGCCCAATCGCGCGTCAAGTCCCGTTTCTGGTCCCGCTGGGCCGGGGGGTCAGGTGGCCTCACTGCGACGACGCTGGACCCCTCTAAGGTCACGCTAGCGGGCGCCCAGCAGTTGACTGCCTCGGCAGCCCTGGCCGCCTGGTGGGTCAAGCCCGGCTTCAAGGACTGGTTCCTGAGCACGTCTGTTACCGAGGAGAGAGTGGACTTCCTTCTCCACCTCGCCCTGTCCGCCGCTGAAGCAATCCTAACCAACGACGACCCGCGCGGGCAGAGTGCACGTGTCGCGATGATTAAGACGGTAGCTGAGATGGCAGGTAAGCTGGGCAGCGCGCGCGCGTCAGCTGCGCCGGCAGCCACTGCCCAGGACCGTAAGATTCAAGCTATCGAACGAATGACCCCCACCGAGTTGAAGGAGTTCCTTCGGGCCTCAGGTGTGGATGTTCAGACCGTACTAACCCTGCCCCAAGGGGCATCAGAAGGAACTTAAGCAATGGGCGCAGGACACGCAGTAAAGAGCTACTTGAATAAGGGCGTCACCATCCCAGCTTCCCAGGCACTAGGAGAAGTCTGCCGTTTCGCTATCGAGAACGAGGGCCGGCTCAACTTCAAAGTAGACGTGTACCTGGGGAAGGTCACGAGTACCCCCCTCCTTCGTCTCCAAGACTCCACCGGTTACGAATTCTGGAACACCGTCAAGTCGGGCTCAGCACTAAGTGCCTCAACCGATGTGACCGTTACCCCGGACTACACGACGGGTGTCTTGGCAGCCGTCGCGCACGGCTTCGCCGACGCCCAACTCATCGTCCTCAATAGTTCTGGCGCTGTACCCGGTAGCCTCCTTCAAGGTAACCGCTACTTCGTCCGTCTCCTAACTGCCAACACCTTCTCCATCTCCACGCAACAGACCGCAGGTTCTATCGTGACCGGGTTCACTGACAACGGGACAGGGACAATCACGGCGACTGCGGTCACCCTGTCGACCCTCTCAGTTAACGTGGAAGTCGCGGCTGACCAAGCCGCTATGCCCCTGCGCCCCACGGGCCGACTGGTCGCAACCACGACAGGCGGACAGGCCGTTCAGGTTGTTGATGTGAGAATTGGCCAGGTTTACTGAACAATAAGCATGCAGACCGTCGCGGACGCAAAACTAGTCGCAGCAGCCTCCTACCGCCTCCAGCAGATGGAGCGGAGGGAGGTCTTCGACGTCTTTCGTCCCGGCAGTCGTCCCACCGAATTCCAGCAACGAATCCTTGACGACTTCTGCAAAGTCCAGTTCCAATACGTAGTGGCCGGCAACCGCTCAGGTAAGACCCAGTTGGGCGCCCGCATCATGGCCTGGATGCTTGCCGAAGATAAGCCCGGGTGGGTGCGTCCCGAACGCTGGGGCAAAGCTCCTCTCCTTATGTTAGTAATCGGTCGAATTTCGAAACAAGTGGAGGAGGCGATTTATCGTAAGATTCGCTCCTTCTTCGACGACGACGAGCTGCATGAGATGCGTGTCGGGAACGCCTTGCAAAAGGTCACCCACAAGCGCACGGGCAATTCCATCATCTTTGCATCTCACCACAATGCCAATGAGGCACGCGAGAAGGTCCAGGCATACGAACTAGTCGGAGTAATGCTTGATGAAATGCCTTCTTCTGTGCTCCTCTTCGAAGAACTCCAGCGCCGGGTACAGGATAAGAAAGGCTTCTTCTTTTCATCCTTTACCCCCAAGACGCGTAATACCGAAATCAAGCGCCTCGTAGAAGCCGCCAGTCTTCCAGAAGGAAAGCGCTACAAGCTACGGATGTTCGACAATCCCATCTACACGGATGAGGACAAGGCTTCGCTTCTCAAATCTCTGGATTCTATGCCGGAGTCCTACCGCCAGTGCGTCCTCGAAGGCGACTGGATGGACGACGACACGGCCGTTTACCACGTGCCGGACGGGCTCATTCGCACCCCTCCCAACTACTCCTCTGGCTGGCGCCACGTGGAAGCAGCCGACCCCGCTTTGCAAAGCAAGCACGGCCAGGTGGTCTTCGCCGAGGACCCGGTATCGAATGCCTGGTATGTAGTTCGCGCGGATTACATACAGGGCATCGCCGTCCCGGCGGAATTAGTCAAGGCAGCGACGGACCGTCTCAAGGGAATGAACATCGTCAGACGCGTCTGCGATTCTGCGAGTACCTGGTACATCGGGACCGCCTCTTCCATGGGCTTCACCTACATAACCCCGTGGGACAAGAATAATAGGCGAGCCGAGTTCATGAAGAACCTACAGAGCGCCCTAGGGACCCGGCTCTTCGTAGCCCCCTGGTGCGACGAGCTGGTCAATGAGCTGGGGTCCATGCAGTGGTCAGAGACATCAGCGGACCGGGTGGTAAATTCCCACTCCTACCACTTACACGACGCCTGCATCTACGGGTGGGACTGTCTGCCTAAGCCGGACGGCGGTGTAGCACCCATTCCTGAGTTACACGTCCGCCTACGAATCAAGCAAGAGCAGGACGCTGCGCGGGCAACTCGGCCGAAGAAGCAGGGCAACATTCGAATTGGACGAAGGAGTCACGCATGGCGTTAGTCGCTCTACTGGTGTACAATCCCGTATGGCCATTCTTCCTTCTGGCCGGCCTACTGCAGCAGCATAAACTGAAGCAACAGAGAGCTGCCTACGCACGCTTGGTGCGATTGGCTAGGGGTCGCAAATGAAACTGACAATTGGCCTTATGAAAGACCGACCCATGCCCTCTAAGGCAGATTCGTCGGATTCGGCTGAGCGCGCTGCCAGGCAGTCTGAGGCTGTGGCTATGCCAATGGACCGCCGGGTCCAGTACGCAATCGACTGTATCGAAGGGGATTCCCCCGAGGCAGCCGACGCGCGTAGCTTCCTACAGAAAGTACTTGCCAAGAAGCTCATTGCCGATAACGCAGAACTAGAAGACAAGGTCAAAGGAGTCCTCGCATGAGTCATCAGATTACTACGTGGGACACCCCAGACGCCGCAAAGATGGAGTTGTACCGCCGTCTTCGCAACTGTATCGAGGCCCGTATCGATGTAGAGCGTGGTTGGCGTGAAGCTGAGCGCATTGTATATACAATCCAGAACATTGATGAGAGTGGCAGCGAGAAGGTTGCCCTTGGTGATGGTACCGGCACGGATGAGTCCTTTACATCACAACCCCGGGTTAGCGTTAACACGGTGTTCAAGAATTACCGCTTCCTGCATTCCCAGATGAGTGCTAATCCACCCACGGTAGTGTGCCGACCTACTTCTGGAGATGCCAAGGACCACAGGGCAGCGGATGCCGCCGACAGACTCATCCGCTATGCCATCCGCAAGTATTTGCTCCAGGAGATGATGGACCGTGCAAACGGCCACGCCCTCCTCTACGGCACCGGATTCGTTAAGACTGTTTGGAATCCGGACATGGGCGACGTATCCGACTTTGACCAGGCAACGGGCAAGGTCGAGACGGACGGCGAGATTGACGTGACGGTTCCTATTCCTTGGAACATCTACTTCGACCCAGATGCGGAAGTCTGGGAGAAAGTCCGCTTCGTCTTTGAGAAGATGTTCATTCCATATGAGAGCGCCTGTCTCATGTGGCCCGGACAAGAGGACTTGCTCCAGAAGCTAAGGACCAGGAGCGGGTCGGGGACCCAGCTGAGCAAGCCCGTTGAATCGGAACCTCAACCAACCTTTCTTAAGCAGATGCACTTTGATGTTATTGAAGTTTATCAGTATTGGGAAAAGGGCACTCCTTCCAACGGTATGCAGGGTCGATTCTGCTATTGCTCGATTGACGGCGACCTCCTGGGGGACATTCATCCAAGTCCTTTTCGCTTCGCTCCTGTAAAGAACAAGCTGGGGGACGGTCTCCAATCGAAGGAATTCGAGATTGCCCTCCTGCCCTATTCCATCATGACCGACATCGACAACCCTTGTGGTGTGTGGGGCCGGTCAACTGTAATGTACCAATCCCCGCTTCAGGACATCCACAACGCTCTCGTCAACACTATGATAGAGAATGCCAAGGCAGCTGGTGTAGCCCGGCTCCTCATGCATGAGGACACGGCCGTTGCTGACGACGCGCTCACCAACTCCCCCTACGACGTGGTGAAGTGGACCGGCACCCGGCCTCCCGAGTACCAGCCACCTATGCAACTGCCCGCCGTGATGAATGACCTGATTCAGCTGATGGCTGCGGGTATTGACAACATGGCTGGCGTTAATGAGGCCATGCAGGGCGTGCAGAGTCGTGAGCAATCCGGCTTCTCGATGCAGTACGCCACCAACAACGGGAACACCATCCGGCGGCGCCTCTTCAACAAGTACACCCTACTTGTCGAGTCCGTCTTCAAGAAGTTCCTAGACCTCGTTCGTAAGAATTGGGACGTTGAGCACACTATCTACGTGTTAGGTAAGGAGAAAGCTTTCGAAGCGTTGGACCTGAAGGGCAGCGATATAGAGGGCGGTTTCGACCTCTGCGTTGAGTATGGCGCCTCCCTTTCACTGGACCCAGTTTCACGTAGACAAGAATTGATAACCATGCTCCCTCTGTTTGAGAAGGCCGGTGTTGACCCCCGCGAGATTCTTCGCATGGTCAAATTAAGCGAACTTGAAGGCGCTTACGACATGGTTGAACTGGCCGCTTCTCGTCAAAATGAGATATTTGACCAGATTATTGCAGACGAGAAAATGATTGCCCCCCGAGATTTGTCAGACCACAAAGGGATGCTGACCTATTCATATGGTTATGTGATGGGAGCGGCGTATCGAGACCTCGACCCCGCAATCCAAGCGCTTATTGACCAGCACATCCATGCGCGAGAAGCGATGGCTGCTAAAGGACCGAATCCAGGTGCTCCTCCCTCCGCGGGTGGGACCAATTCTGCGGGTACTCCTCCCGGGCCTCAGACGGCTTCGGCAGCGGGGGACCTAGCCGGGAATATCCCACCCACAGCGGGCGGGGCTCCCTCAACGGGCATTCCCGACAGTACGACCTTGACCCCTATGGGCGCCACGGTGCCGGGGCCGGCTCCGCAGCCTACTTGACCGGGCGGGCTAATCGTGCAATACTGCCGGTGTGGAAACAAAGTATTGTAAACATTGTAAAATCTCCCATCCAATCACGGAAGAGTATTGGCTTAAAGACGGAGTCTGTCGTTTTCACAATAAACGACGGTGCCTGCAGAAGTACCAGAACAATAAACAGACCTATCTCGATAAGCTGGCCAAGAAATATCAAGATAATCCAGAACTATTTCGAAGCCGGGGGAGACAGCGCTATTGGGCTCATTCAGAAAAGCACAAGGAACGGACTAGGCACTGGAAGAAACAGAACCTCGGTCTCGTCAGGGCTTGGGGGGCAAAACACCGAGCAGACAAACTGCAGGCAACCCCGACCTGGCTATCCAAAGACCAACTGAAGTGGATTGCCTGGCACTACAAGCACGCAGCGAAGATGGAAGAAGTCACCGGAATCAAACATCACGTTGACCACATCCACCCCCTCAAAGGCAAAAAGGCTGCCGGATTGCACGTGCCATGGAACCTGCAAGTAATACCAGCCGCAGAGAATCTTAGGAAGTCAAATAGGATGGCACAAGAAAAAACTTGACCAATCCCTGGTCATAGTGTACACTGTCTACAGCTCATCCCTCGTCTCGGGGGACAGCTAACAGGTCCCATCCCAACGGACGGACCAGGAGCGTAAGCAAATGGAACCTTTTGTCCAGTCTTCCAGTCAGTCGTCCGGCACGGCAGCCCTCGACACCCTGTTCGCCCCTGGAAGCCCCAGCACACCAGCCAGCCCTTCGTCACCCTCCCGGCCTACTTCGGAAGAAGCGGCCCCCCGAGCGAGCGAACCAGGCGAGCACGGTAAGCTAGGAGACCTGCCCGGTGAGACCCCCGAAGGTAGCACCGCAACACCCGAAGCCGCGGGTGCACCCGAAAGTGCACCCAACTACTTCGAGTTCAATGCCACGGATGCTAGTGGCAAGCGTAAGGTCCGAGTCGACCTGAACGACAAGGAAGCTCTCGCCCGAATCCTTCCGCAGGCTTATGGCATGCGTAAGATGCAGGCCGAGCGTGACACCCTGAAGAGCGAACTCGCGAAGGTCCAGCCAAGAGCTGCAGAGCTTGAGGCGAACTGGAATACGTTGGAGCGGACGTATGCTGAGAATGGGGTGGAAGGACTGGTTGACCTCTTAGGAGGAAAAGCGGGTCATTTCAAAGACTGGAAGGCCAAGGAGTTCGAGAAGGAGTCCCGCTACGCTAACGCTTCCGAGATGGAGCGTCAGAATATGGAGCTTACCGAGAAGCTGAGCCGCATTGAACGGGAAGCAGTTGCCCGTGAAAAGCGGGTAGCAGCGGAGACGGCGGCCGCCACAACGAAGCAGGAAGCTGCTCAGCTACAATCACTTGAGAACCAGATTACTCCTGCATTCAACAAAAATCGGTTCGCCGGCACGCTCGGCGATGCAGCTCGGGAAGAATTTCTGGACCAAGCCATTTGGGACCGTTCCATCAAGAATCTTGAGAAGCTACCTGATGACGTAGACCTGACCCCGGCCCTCATTGAGAGAGAATTCCGCGCTTCTGCCGCCATGGTCAAGGCGACCATCGGCAAGCAAGTGAGCGTGCAGACGAAGCAGGTACTGGACAAGAAGCGCGCGGCCGCGCAGGTGCAAGTTGCCGCAGCTGCGACCAAATCGGTCCGACCCGCCTCAATAGAACAGAGCATGGCAGCGAACATTAGAAAAGGCGGCGTGGGCGGTCTTACCGACGCACTCATGGACGTCTTCCGGTCTAAATAAGTAAGAAATCTATACCAGTTTTTCTTACATCTAATTCGACAAAAAGGTATCTAACTCATGGCATATGCAACAATTAGTCAGTTGGCCCTCGGCAACTACCTCACGATTGCCTTTATCGAAGGCGTCCACAAGAACATCTCCCTGACCTACCCCGAGTGGGAAATGGTTGAGCGCATGCGCGTTGGCTCGGTCGACGGCCGGGAAGCCCGCTTCCTGCTCCAAAAGTCCCTTGGACCATCCGCGATTCAGTACCGGAACCCCGGCGTTCGGTCGGACTTCCCCGCAGGCCAAGAGTCCTCGATTGCAGAAGGCACCATCAACTACAAGGAACTCGACGCCACGA